CGTTGCCGCCACCCTTGCCGATCTGGATCGTGTCAGCCTGGGTCTTGCCCTTGATGCGCTGGACGAAACCGCTGGGACCAGGCATTGCTCGAATCTCCTTAGTTCTTATCGTCGCCCTTGCCGTTGGACGGCATAGGCTTCCCGGCCAGCAGGTAGGCGGATTCCCTATCAAGCGCCTGCTCGTTGAGCCTGCGGCCCTCGACGACGTTGTAGCGGCCGAATCCGCAGTTCACGACGTGGCGCTCCTGAGGCTCGGCCGAGTGCTGCTGCTGGACCTGCTGCGCGACGGCCTCCAGCGGCCACACCGACAGATATCCCTTGTCGATCAGCGAGCTGCGGTTGGAGATGCGGATCGACAGCATCTGCCCACGGTCGAGCACGGTGCCGCGCGGCAACGTCTTGTCGCCCATCCTGAACGGGCGCTCTACCTTGCCGCCGCCGATCTGGCTGTGGTGGATAGGGATCATGTCATCAGACCTGCGTTATTCCGCTCCAGAAGAATCCGAGGTCCGCCCCGACCACGGTCATGTCGAACGCCATCTCGGCCTCGTTGCGGATCGTACCTAGTCCCAACCAGTTCATCGGGATCTGCGACACGCGGATGCCGAGGCTATTCAGCCCGGTGAACGCCTGCCAGCCGAAGGTGTAGCCAGAGGCCGGGATCATCAGGCCAGGCTGGTTCGGGGTGTAGAGCAGCAGCGCGTTCTTGCCGGCGACGAACGCCATCGAAGCCGTGAGGTTCTCGGACGCGGTGTTGTAGACGGCCTTCGACACCACGATGCGGTCGACCGCGAACGCCTGGGCAAGGAGCTGCGGGGTGATGGTCCCGGCAAAAGCCGGGTTGGTGTACTTGATGCGGTCGATGACCAGCGGGTGCTTGCGCAGCGCCTGGTAGACGTTCCACGAGATCAGGAACACGTTCGGCAGGAAGCCGGTGTTCGTGAGGATCGTCGTCTGGCCGAACGCGATGTCCGAGAACGGGTCGCTGTTCGCGTCGTCGTCCCAGAACACGGGGGCGAACGTCGCGGGGACGCCGGTGGCAGAAGATGTCCCGGTCGCGTCTCCGCCGCCCGCCGTGTTCCACACGCCGGTGATCATGTACTTCGACATGAAGAAGCGGTCACGCCGGATCATCAGCTTCTGCATCAGCTGGCGGGTACTCACCACGTCGATGTCGATCGCCGGGTCCTGGTTGGCGCGGACCTGCGGGCCGACGTCCTGGTGGAGCGCCCACACCTTCGCCGAGTAGGTCTGCGTCGTCAGGTTGACGCCCGTGCCAGCGGACTCCGTCGCGTCGGCGCGGACCTGCGCCTCGTCGCGGAAGAAGTCCGCCTTCGACCAGACGTAGTAGACGTCGGTCTGGTGCTGCACCGGCACCATCGGGAAGACCTTGTCGGCCACGTAGTTGTCGTCGCTCTGGAAGTAGGCGACGGCAATGTTCGTGAGGGCTGCTGCGACGTGCACGTCGCCGAACGTTGGCTGAGGAATCGGAACCTCCTATATTTCAGTAGCTTACGTTCGCTACGTGTACGTCTCCGTGAGACTGATCAGGTGCTTACTGAACCAGCGCCGAACCCAAACAGAGCCACCGTGATGACTTGGCCGACCGCTTGGGGCGTCTCAAGCGCCCTAGCGAAGCGCATCACACCAGAACTCTGCACCGTGAGCGTTCCCGCCAACGTGCTCGACAACGAAAGGTCTGAACCGCGGACCCATGTGGTGGTGCCGGCAACTGCCTTCGATACTCCGAAGATACCGACGTCCACAGCGTCGCCTGGGCGAGGCTTATTCTGACAAATGCCATATGCTTTGCCGAAGTCTGCCAGTGCAGTGGTGCTCGGCAACTGCACCGTACGATCAACGGTCGTACTCAACGTCACCACCAGGAACTGACCGCTCCCGTTCGGTCCAGCCAGCGTGGTCCCGGTCAACGTTGAGTTACGAAAGTCCTGCGTGGACGCCAGGATAGTCTGCGACCCATCGTGGATGAGTGGCGATTCCGTCGCCTGCTGCTGCTGGACCGGGTTGCGGCCCTTGGCGCGCTGGATGAACCCGCGGCGCTTGATATCAACCGCACCATCCGCCTTGAACTCCAGTTCCATGAAGTGGCGGCCGCCGGCGACCTCTTTCTCGAAATACATGGCTACTGCTCCTCCGTGGAACGAGTGTCGTATGTGGCTCATGCGGCGAAGGACCGGCCGTGGATCTTGGCCATGCGCGCGTCGGCCTCGGCCCGGCGCAGTTCGGCGCTGGCCGGATCGTTGTAGGCCTTGTCGAACGCCTGGGCCTCGGTGAGGCTCGGGTCCTTCTTGCGAAGCTCCTTCGCCATCTCGTTGATCTGGTCCATGGCGGTGGCGCCGCTGCCCTCGGGCGAGCCCGTGTGGCCGAGCTCGTCGAACGCGCGGCTGGACTTCTCGAACGCCTTCTTGGACTTCGCCAGTTCGGCGACGTAGCCCTCGTACTTCTTGATGGCGTCCTTGTCGCCGCGGCGCATCTTCATAAGCACCTCGCCGGCGTCGGTCTGGGTGAACCCGGAATCCTTCGCGTCCTGCTTGGCGATCTTAAGGTCGCGTTCGTCGTCCATGGCGTCGAGGCGCTTCCGCAGTTCGGTGTTCTCGGCGATCAGGCCCTTGACGACCGGGTCGTCGGACAGGCGCTTCTTCGTCTTGTCCATCTCGCCGTCGCGCGCCTCTGGCGACATGTCGCGGAACTTCTTCTTGTCCGCGTCGGACCCCAGGTTGTCGTGGTAGGTCTTTTGGGCGTCGCTCATCTTTGAGACGACGAGGTCGTCGAGGAGCTTATTGATCTTCTCCTCGCTGGAAGCGGTTGCGGCGGCGACTGCCTTGGCGACCGCCTCATCCATCATCTTTTGAACCTGCGGGCTGAGCGCGGGAGTGGTCATGGCATCGTCCCTCTTGCTGGTGTCGTCGTCCGCATCGTCCTCGAAACCGAGGCCGGCGATGTGGTCCTTGAACTGGTTGTAGCTGGTGGTGATCGACGGGACCTTGTCGGTGATGTCCTCGTCGCAGAGGATGGACTGGATCGAACAGTCGAGCGCGCACATCGCGTCCCTGACGGCGCACATCAACTCGGACGCGTCCTCGGCCGTCTCCATGGCGTCGGCCATGTCGCTGAAGTCCTTCGCCGCCTTGCACACCTTGGCGAAGACGTTGCGCTCGGCGATCAACTCGACGTCGGCCTTGGTTAAGCCCTTGCTCCAGGAATCCGGCAGCATGTCAGGCACACCGAGCGCAGATGCGCGCGCCTTGATGTGCGCCTTCGTTTTTGCAATGTTCCTCGCGCGGCCGATCGCCTCAATTGCTAAGCTGATGTCTTCCTTCTTGTCGATCGTGAAGGAACCATCTGGCAATGCGCGACCATCATCGATGCGCTTCTTCAAGTCATTGTCGCTGAACTTGCGCTTCAGATACTCCGCCACTTCATCAGGAAGATCTGCGATCTCGTCGGGCCCAAGAGACTCGTACAGCGAAGGCATGTTGCGCTTCGTGAGGATCACCTTGACGCCGCGGCCGGCGCCGACGTCGACGCTTGAAACGTCATCTATGCGCAAGTTGCGAAGGACGCGGGCCATATTTTCTTCTTTACAGCCACACTAAGACGTTGAAAATCCGTTGGCGCGCGGAAACGCCATGTGATGAGAGAGGGAATATGCCTCAAGTTACGAAGGACTATCGCCTGCGGCGGGGATATTCCGGCAGCAATGGAAGACTGCCGACCATGTCTCTAAAGGTCGGAAATATCATGCTGGCAGAGCGCGGGAGGAAACATTGGGGATGGGAGATCGCGAAGCGGGCAGGAACCACACGCGGGACCGTCTCCCGTATATTCGACAGCTTCGAGCGTCGTGGTTGGGTGGATTGCCAGCACGAGACGTTCAATGCCGACAACAATAAACCACCACGGGTCCTCTACAGCCTGACCGCCGACGGGGTGGTCGCGATCCGCGACGCCCTCATCCCGTTCCAGCACGCGCCGGTGTCAACGTAGTCGGCGGCTCGCTGCCAAACCTACCTCACGGTAGTTGATGCTGCCGGCAGGCGACCCGCCGTTCCGACCGATGGGACCGGACCTGCCGTCAGAGTTGTTACACCCGCTGCCTTTCGGCACAGCATCAACTAGGCTCACTCTCACCACGGCAGATGAGAAGCGTTAACTCAGCGAGCCGCCGCGAGAAAAACAGGCGACGCTCTCACGCCGCCTGAAGTCAATTGCTTCGAAGCTGTACCAACAGGTCGTAAAGTACAGCGCCGCCAGATTAGCAGAATTGAGATGCCGAAATCAAATCGGGCCCCCAGTGTGGCGGGGGGGCCCGACTTCGCATGTAGCAGGGTAGGTGTGATGTCGAAGTTCATGGAGGGAGAACTCCAACCAGGACACGATTGTCACACCTTTGGGTGGCGGTCAAGCCTCGCCTTCACCCGGCGTCCGTGACGATTCATTGGCAAATCATGACGCTGAACTGGTGTCGAAGATCTTTCGACCTCCCAGATGATTATTTGTTGGAGTTCGGGCGTGGAATACGTGTTGAGCGGGCCGCGCGACAAACAGGATGCGCATCGACCACCAGTCGAGACCGCGCATGTCGAGCAATACGGTTTATCGTGCCTAGTCGGTAATGCTGTCATCAAACGTCGATCTCCTCGCGCCTAGCCTTCCCGCCGATGGAGAATTCAGGCAGGTCACCGGCCTTGATGCGAGCCCAGACGCCGGGATCGTCTACCTTGAACACCACGAACCAGCCGAACTTCTTGAGCCCGGTCTCATCGTCATGTGCCCTGAGCCCAAGGTCCCAGCGCTCCTGGTTGTAGAGCGCAGACTCGCATATGCGCCCGACACCCATCCGTTCATGCATGTCACCCTGCTGGCGGTGGTAAAGTACGTAGTCGTGTGCCGCCTTCTCCAGCTCGTCGTCCGGGATGATGTCGTCCTGCTTGTCGAGGATGATCTCATCGCCGACCTGGGTGACTGACGCCCAGCCGTAGACCTTCATCTGTTCCTCATCGACCTTGGAGATGACGAACTGCTGCTCCCAGCCATCGTCGTCCGATTTGTTTACCGGCTCGCCCTTCGCCCCCGGATTATCGTCGGTATGGACGCGCGGATCGTAGCCCTCGATGTTCAGGTACTTGACTTTGACCGTCTTCACTCCGCTCAACTTCGCGGCCGTCAGTCTGTGGTGCCCGTCGATGATGCAGTGGCGACCGGGCCCGATGCGAACCACGACGGGACGCTTCTCCGGGGCACCCTCGATCATCGACTGGATCTTGCCGGGATCAACCCTGTCCTGGACGGCGGACAGCATCGACAACGGGATCTCACGCTCCTCCAGCGCATCCTGGTCCGTCAACGCCGCCAGCATCCGCTCCTTCTGATCGTTGCGGAGGTCGGAGAAGAAGTACTGGTCGTACGGGAACGGAGAACGCGCATTCTGGTCGTCCAACGGGATGAGCTGGAGCGACACGTTCACGTTGTCCGTTGGTTTGGCGATAGACGACTCGCTTCCTCCCAGCTTGGCCAGTTCCGCCTCGACGAACTCGTGGACGCCGTCCGGCTCCAGCCATGTCTTGCGCACCCAGCCGTCCTTGGTCTTCGACCAGCCGTTCTTGACCGCCGTCCACGCCTGCCGGATGGCGGACTCCTCAGACTGCCCAGCCTTGATGCGGCCGTTCGCCACACGGCGCCACACCGTCTGCGCCTCCTGCGGCAGGGCGCCTCTGACGCCTTCTGGGAGTTCGGCGTTGCTACCCCACACCTTGCCGACTTTCCCTTCTCCATGGCCTTCCTTGGCGCTCCTGAAGGCATTCTGGAGTTCGTCGGTTGAGAACTCCATCTCGGTGAAGTCGCCGGGGTCCTCGCCGGACTTCATGAATTTCTTGGCATCGACCGTCCCGTCCGGCCGCATCGCGGCGAACAGCCGTTCGTTCCGGTGGTGCGAGACCACCAGCATCTTCTTCCCGCCGGCCTTCTTGATGTGGCTCAGCATCGCCTGCGCAGCCCTGGCCTTGAAGGTGTTGAACGACTCCCCGCCGTCCACCACATCATCCGGGTTCTCGACGTGGTGCATGATCCCGTCGTGAGCCTCGTCGGTCGACATTCCCGTGAACTTGCCTAGGTTCCACGGCCGCATGCCGTAGTCGTGGATGGGCTTGATCCCCACCGCCTTGCCGACGAGTTTGGACGTCTGGATGGCCCGCCCGAGGTCAGAACTGACGATGTAGCCGATCCCCTCGTCCTTGAGCTTCTCGCCGGCCTTCTCGGCGTCCTCGATGCCCTCCGCCGTCAGCGGGACGTTGTTCCACGACCGCACCCGGTCCTTTGACATGTCGGTCTGGTTGTTGAACCTGGTTGGGCCGTGGCGCATGAACAGGACGTTGACGGTGCGCTTCTCTAACGACCAATAGGCTATGAAGTTCGGCGCGATGCGGTTCTTGCCCCATTCAATTGGAATTGGGATAGGTTGGCCTTTGGTGTCAAATTTCCAGGTCAACACCGGTTCAACTCCTCTGGATATCTTGTTTTGGATGGTCGAGATGACCCTGTCAGAGCCGTATTGCGATTGTGGGAAAGGCGGCGTCGTTGGATCATCACCATCAGCAGTCCAACGACCATGGTAGTCCCTGGCCTCGTCGGCTGGACCCGCCTTAATAAAAGATAATGCCTTGTCGAAGTCCATCGCGGAATTGCGATTGATCCCAATCTTCTGCGTCCTCACTTCTTCGTCCATAAGAGCCGCCGACTTCCTGTCACCAGCTTCTCTCAGAAACGCAGCTAATTCTTCATCACCCATGGTCTGCCGATCACGAAACGTATATCCATCATTATCTTCGTAGTCCAAAACACCAGGTTCAATAAACTTTACTGGTATCTTATCAAGATCAGCTTCTTGAGCGGCCGCAATTCGATGGCTGCCAGTCAAAGCTTCTATCCCATTACCAAGGTCTATCGCCAATATAGGACGCCCTTGCCATCCATTTTCTTTCATAGATGAAACTAAATCATTAAAATGTGCGGAATCTGTAACCTGATGTGGAGGTTGCACCCTATTAGGAGGCATATTTTTATCTCCACCGTCGGTCCAGCGGCCGTGCTCATCCCTGGGCTCATCTTCAGGACCCGCTTTAATCATTCTCAATGCTTTTCCGAAGTCCATGGCCGGCATCGCAACGACGCGCGCACCCTTGACCTCCACGATGGTGGTCAGGAAGTCCTTCGCCTTGCGCTTGTTGGGTGGTTGGTTGCCGAGCGCGGTGGTGGCGTGGACGTCGCCGACGGTCATGCTCTTGCCCATCCTGATACCGTTCTCGCTAGCATGGATGGCGATCCTGCCGCGGAGTTGAGACAATACGCCTGCGGTGGCGTCCATGTGGTCGACGATGGCTTGATGAAGGGCCATCGTCTTGTCCGCAACGTCGTTCAAGTTAACGTTGTTCTGTTTCTCCCACGCAGCATATTCCTTAGTTCCAGAGTCCGGCTCCTCCTCACTGTGGTCGCTGGCTGTGGCCGACGAATCCTCCAGCGCCTGACGCGCCTCCTCGATGTGATCTGCGCTTTCGTTGATACCCTTCGGAACATCTTCCATCGCGCTCGCCAGATGAGACCCTTCCTCGCCATGCATCCAGTCCGGATGACTTGGTGAATCACCGGCAGTCCATCTGCCCTTCTCGTCGCGCGGCTCGTCCGGGTTGAACACCTTCCCGAACACCCGCTGATGCAACTCATGAAGATCAATCACCGCTTGTTGGTACATGCGGTGGACGCCCCAGTAGAGGTCCTCGCTCTTGTCCTGGCTATGCTCGTGGAGTTGACGCTGGAGGTCGTCCACCTTCTGCTGGGCGTCCTTCATCTGCTTGTCATCGCGGGTCTGCTGTCGCTCCTCCCGGCGAAGCTCAGCATCCAGGTAGGTGCTCACCGATTGCCCCCGCCTACCAGCTATCCTGCCCCCGGTTCTTCCGCTCTGCCTCGTCGTTCCATGGCCAGCGCCAGACCCGGTCGTCCATTTGCCCTGATTGTCGCGAGCTTCGTCGGCGGGACCATCCTTCAGCACCTCGGCGAAGGACTTGGCGACTCCACGTTTAGATGCGCCATGTTTCTTATCGTGCCCACGTTGCCAAGCAGCGGCGAGCGGCGGTCTATCTTTGAACGGATTGGGCGCGGCCGGTTTCGAGCC